GTAAAAAGGTAATTACACCTACTCAAAGAGCTGCACCATGCTTCACTTTAAATCACATGGGATCTTGACTATTACACCCAAACTCCAGTGGAGAAAGGACAAAGTAGGAACTAACACTCAAACACCAGTAAAACCCAGTGGGAAAGGTTGACCTGTACGCCGACGAACGGTATACAGTAGTATTAGAGAAATCTACTAGTCAGGTAGATCCTACAGTTCGTCGTTAATATTCAGCAAGCATATCCTCCATATAGGTGGAATATGCTTTGACATTTGGATAAATACCAGTCTGCTTGTAAAAAGTTTTTACAAGTTGTGGTGTCCATTTATCAAAAACCTGTTTTCCATGAACTGAAAGTTCACGGCAGGCTGCTTCAATATTGTCGCACGTTGCGGCTTCGTGATTAGGACAATCACGAATCCAATTACACATTTCTAAACATACGCTTAGATCCAGAGGTGCAAACCAAATACCATTTTCTTTGCGAAAAGAGCGTTTAAGATAAGCAACTTCAGGAAGTGTTTTATAGGGAATAAGATTCCCAGTTTTTGCTTCATCAGTATAAATCATACCAAATGTGGCATATGCTTCAGTCACATCTAGCTGATTAAACCAATCAACGATAGAGTCACTAAAATTAATAACGTTATCGTCTCCATAAGAAACCATGGAGACTACGTCATCGAATTTAATTCCCGTAACTCCTGCTGCCTTTTGGCAACGATAGAATGCAATACGCATACTAACAGAGTTATAGAAGGAATTCAAAACAGTGGTAATTGGATTACCGCTGGGTTGAGAATGTGTGGAGCTATAAAACATATTCTCACACAAATGGATGGAATTAAAGATATCCAAAAAAAGAACTCGTCTAAGAGTTTTATTTTCTTCAGAGTCATCATACCATTCATTAATTACGTCAACAAAAGATGACATAATACAAGAATTTAGGGTCCCGTCAAAAGTAGAGAAATCACCCGCAAAAACTTTATCACCAAAGCGACTCAATTTTGCGGCTGTCCTCTTCCAGTCAGAACTAAATGGATTAGTTCCAATGGATTGTTCATTCGAGATCCTATTTTCCATAATGTTGGCCATAAACCCGAGAAAATACATCCTAAAAAGAATGAGATAATCCATAGGACCGGCTGCAAAGACACGAGTTTTAAGTTCGTTTACTTTTGCAATCGGTCTACGTTCATCCTTAAGCGTATCCGTCCAAACAAATGGGGTACGAATACCTTGCTTAGCCAATTTTTCAAGTCTCATAATGCGTTGTTTAACTTGCGCATCGTAAAGATACGCATCATTGCCAAACCACGTAGTCTTACCAGGCATTCCTGGTTTCTTATCAAAAACCCAGGGATAACCAGGGGAAGTTGAACGAGTGAGTCCTGATATGTATGTACTCAACTCATTACCACTGATAGCCTCTTCATAGGGTAAAACCCGACGAAGGGCCTCAATAGGTTTCTGCATAAGCACGGTCTTATATTCATTGACTGCTCGTTCAACCTCTTGGGCTGGAATAAATGGTGTATTAACACCACATTTCTCAAGATTCTTCTTGAGAATATTCACCTGAGGATGTCTAAGATAGGCGGGTTTCGTTATAGGATCCGTCACTTTGCCAAAAATGGTTGATTGACGGATATCTGTTTTATTTGGTACAAAAACCGTTTGCTTACATTTTCCCAAATAGGAAAATGTATCTGCAGCAATACCAAATAAACTTTTGATCACACTTGGAGTATACTCCTTATTGATTTCCAATTGGTG